TTGTGAGTGCTATCCAGTCTAACCACTGAGCCTGCATCTCAAAGAAAATCTTTCTAGCATCATCATCATTGTCAAAACCCACTTCAGTAGCGAAGTCCATTCCGCTACAAAAGAATAGGTTAATCATATGTAAATCTATTTTATTTTTGTTGATTACTTTGTGTAACTCACGGGCAGTTTTTGCAGTGCCGACTAAATTGCCAGCACCGATGTAAACACCGATTGTTTTGTCACTGAGCGTATCTATAAAAACTGAATCTGTCATATTTTCTCACTTTCTTTAACGAATCATCTTATACTATTATAGTATCAGGATGTGAGAATATGTCAATAGTTAATGTAGATACTTACTTAAATTATTTCTTGCTTTTCCCACTCTATCACGATTTTCTAATATCAGTGATATAACCTTTTCGTAGGATTCTTCAGTTAGATGTGTCTTATACATCATCATAGCTTGAGCCATCATTACGCCTGCAAGGGCCATAGGATTACAGCCCTCTTGCATTTTTTCCATAACTAAGTTTAGAACATCTCTAAAGACATCATCTACATCACCTTCAGGTATGTCATCAAAATCGTCTATACTCATCTTCTCACCTTACATCTAGGACAGAAGTTCGCACTGTCCAATTCAGAACCACAATATGTACAAAAGTTTGCAGTGAATATTGCTAAGAATATCATTTTAATCCTCCATCTTTTTTGATTAGAAGTAAATCTATTTTCTCTTCTATTCTATTTAGATGCTTGATTATCTCATCTGTTTTTTCAGACATAGGTTTAGGTAGCTGAAACTCTTTTGAAATATCTCTACCTCCTGCTCCAGCACCCATACCCACAATCTGATCTTCTATAGATTTTTCTTTTTTCTCCTGTCTAAGCTTCCAGCCCATCCAGTCATACCATCTTTGTGGTTCTTTATCCATCATTAGCTACAGGTTGTGATTTTCGTAATTCTTTCAGGCCATTAAGCATACCAGTCCACTGATTTGCCCTTATGTCCCAGTTATAACAATTATCTGCCCACTGTTTAGCGAAATGAAGCTTAGATAACATATCTTCAGAATTATGATTGTCGATTGCACCTTTTAGAAAATTTGCAAAAACATTCGCATGAAATTGTAAGTTTTCGTTCCAGTGATACATTGTAGCTAAACCACCAGTTGTTTCAGGAAGTGCTCCATAGTTAGGACATACTACTTGACAACCAGCCGACATTGCTTCAATAGCGGCAATACATGATGTTTCTTGCCAAATACTAGGATATGCAAAGATGTGTGATTTTGCTAAAGCTTCTCTCACTACTGCATTTGGTTTAAAACCATGATAAGTCATACCTTCATGTTTTTTAATCTCATCAAAGATTTCTTGAAATGGTTCATCTCTCTTTGGCCAACCATAAGCTTCAAATGAAGAATATACGTCAAAATGTATTTTATCTTTGTAGCCGTTTTCCCACAAAGCTTTAATTCCAGCTACTGCAATATTTAATCCTCTGTGAGGTGTAGTATGATAAATTATACGAATAACATTTTTATCTTTGTTCCAAGTACCATTTGTATTTGTTGATAACAAAATAGGTTCTATGGCATTTTTCAGAATAAATGATTCGCTCCAGTTTATACCATACATCATATTAAACTGTTGCCACTGCCAATCTGATACAAAAACTAAACGAGAAAATCTCTTTCTTAGTTCCGCATCTTTTAAATGAGCATTTTCTGGATCACTTGCTAAATCATGCAACCAAAGAATATTTTCTTTTTCTTGAGAAATAGTACGAACTCTAGATTTAATAATATTAAATTCGTCTAATAAATCTTTTGGTAATCTCTCAGTAAGTGCATTACTCATGAGTTCAGTACCACCATATGATTCGTAATATGTACCATCGTCTTTCATTTGGCCTTTACTGCCATCTGCTATTTGAGTTTTCAATGATATCTCATCTGGGTGTTCTTCTTTAATTGCTTCTGCTTCAGCCATTATTTACTCCTATTAATGAATCCCAACGAAAAGAACGCCAATCTTTCTTTTCGGTGTCATATACTGCAAGATACTCTTTGAGAATTTCTCTTTCGACATTTGCTTTAGGGCCCAGAGGATCTCTGTTAGCACCAGCATATCCGTGGATATCTTCGCTCAATGTCGCTTTCATTCTGCGAGTAGTACCATCTTTTTTTGTGAAATTTATAGTTAGAACACCTTCTTCAAGTTGTTCTACAATTCTTTGTTTTTCAATGTCTTTCATAATGTCAGTATCAAACTCCATACTTTGCATATTATAATTATTCATAATGTATTTAGCTCCCATTAAAATGCATAAGATGTATCTCTAAATCGTTAAATCCACCTATATGCTTATCGCCATCAAATATTTGAGGTACAGTTTTGTACCCACTCTCTTTAATAAATGCTAGTGACTTACTATCTTCATAGATATCGATATACTTATATTCAATATTATCTGAAGATAATAAGTCTTTAGCACGTTCACACCAACCACAATAAGGACGTCCGTAGATGGTGTACATTAGCAACCTATATCGTCTAGGTTTTCTTCACTAAGACTACTCGTTACATTTTCATTTAGAACTGCCGGTGATGTATATTCACTAAAATATTTATCAAGCATTTCTAGATGATCTTCATATCTTGCCATTTCGTCTAACTGCTTTTCAACTTCATCCATAACTTGAGAGTGTTCACCAACACCCACAGGATTTGTCAAATAGATTTCAACATTAACACGATGCTTATCAATATGTGCTTTTGCATGATCTCTAACGGCATCTAGCATTTGTCTTCTTAACCCAGTCATACTCATCTCCTTATAATGTTATGCCCAACTTAAACGATAGCATAATCAATAGAATTATTATTAATAATAATATAACATTATTGAGTGTCATCTGTCAAGACTCAATCTTCAATAGGATCTTCCCAACCAAATGATCCCATTTTACTTTTGAAGTTCTTCAACTTCTCATCATATTTTTTATTTGTCGCATCGTTCATGTTAGCAAGATGATAACCAGCATCCTTATCAACTTCTCTAATCTCTAGAAAAATCTTTTCGTTTGCACTAAGTTGTTTGGATCTTTGCATAAAAATAAATGCTCTATATAATTGATATCTTACGACATCACATACTTTACATGTGTTATCGTATACAGTTGTTACAACTGCCATAGCCGTATTCCTTTCTGAAAAAATGTTAAGAGAATGAGTTTTCACTCATCAGTATATATAATCGTTTAGCATTGAACTATATGCATATCACCTATTTAAGTTTGAGAAAGCTACCTATATTTGTACTGTCATAGCATATTCGATTTATAAACCAATTATAAAATGTTCTGTAGTTTTCTTTCATTATACCATTTGGTTGATTTTGTACTTTATGCCATGTTCTATCTAAGTCTTTCAAATCGCCTTCTATTACTGCAAAGTTATAATCTGCTCTACCAAATCTAACGATAGGTACGTCATGTAACATGGCCTCTTTTGCTGAACCAGAGTTTATAACATATACTGCTTTTGCTTGTTTGAATAGAGAGTGTATATTTACCTCATGATCAATAAAGTAACAGTTATCCATTCTTTTAGTAAACTGTCGCACATCTTCTAAACTTCCTGGATTTGCGGGATGATTCTTGAATATTAAATTAATTCTTTTATCATAAGTCCATTCCATGAGTTTTACTGCCCATGATATTACTTTAAGTCCACTATGATATTTTATTGTTTCATCATGTGGTAATTGTAATGGTACAAATATATAATCACCTACATTATTTACAAAATTGCCAGACGGTTGAGCAAATTTAGATTCACCTCTCAATGCTCTTTCTCTAAACAGTTCAAATGTTCTGTCTTCATCAGGTGCAACTTCCCAACCAGCTTTTGAATGTGATGAATTTCCTCCCCAACCTTCTTTATCGATTGTAAACAACCAAGGAAAAACTGTCTGCATATAATATCTGCATCTTGCATCACCATTAAATTGTTGACTAGAAGTGTGAGGTATGTAAGCTATATCAGGATCAAATTGTGTGACATACCCAGAGTCAAATTTCCATCTTTGATCTTCTACCACAATAACCTTATCATGTCTCATAGCATGATATTCATGTAACTTATCTACAAAGTTTTGCCAATGAACTCGTATAGGTTCTATGTGTTTCTTTCTTATCTCTAAACCAAATCTTTTAAATGGCAAATCTAGTCTTGGTTTAAGAATTAATACTTTTCTTGACATTACTTATCCCATACTCTATGTAAAGATCCTGGCAATCTATTAAAATTATTTTTAGCGGCCACATATTTTTTATTTTCATACTTTCTAGGCCCTTTACCAGTCCATATAACTGTGTTATCAATGAACTCCCAATCCATAAAATTACCATCGAACTTCGTTATGTCTTTATCTTCGACTCTTTCAAATACTTCAGCGAGAGATATTTGATCAATAAACCATCTCATAGGGCCTTCAGATATTCTTTCTGTTACTGCATTTGCTATTGGTAATGCTCTTCTATCCATGTAAACACAACCAGCGGCAACTTTTGTACCTTTTGCTTCCCAACCAATTGTACCTTGTAATGATTGTCGAGGAAAGTAACCAGTAGGTGTATCAGGATAGTCAAAGTCATTCATAAATATACAATCAGTATCGACAGTTAAAACTTTATCTGCTGACTTAATTATCTCTGGTAGTATCATAAATCGTAAACAAGAATAGTAAGCACGAACATCTATTGGTGTTGCACCTATCTCATTGTATGTAAAAGTTATATCTACATCAATATCTTGTCTTAACAGTGATTCTAATCTATGAACTCTACCAGTAGGATCACATATATGAATGTGAATATCTTTACCTATATCATTCAGAGAATATATTAAAGATGGTGCATGTTCATAGAAGTATTCTCTATCACAAGCGGCAAAGACTACAGGTTTAGTAGGAAGTTCTCCGTATATCATGATGATCTATTCCCTCTCAATGCAAAGAATAAAGCACCAACCCATAGAAATACATGTAGATTATCATACATTATAACGTCCATAAGACTTGCTGGTTCACCAACCCATATCACACCAGTCATGATGCAACATAGTACGATACCACTAAAACGAGTAAAGAAGTCTCCCCAAGGTTCTACAATATCATGTCCGATTGCATAGTGCATAAACTCTGGTGTCTTCCATAATAATCCACCTATAATTAACCCTATGCCACCTAGCAGTTCACCATATGCAACAAACCACCAAACAAGATATGATAAGTCATATGTCGCCGCCTCTTCAGCACTGACAGGTAACTTCATAATACCTTGCTGAATAAAAACTACTATCAATGGTAATCTAAGTAACCAGTGACTTTGACAAAAATCTGGTATTCTAATCTTCATTTCACTCTCCGTCTTTCATAAAATCATTATAGTTTATCGAACCCCAATCCAGATTGTAATGTTCTGGATACTTCTTATCTTTCTCAAATTGTGTCAGTAGCTTATTTAATTCTATAGTTTCGGGGTGTTCCCATGTTCTAAGCTTCTGAAGTATTTTATTATCAGGATCTTTTTCTAATAGCTGACAGGCAGTCCAGTCCATAATCAATTGTCTCAAAGGAGTGTTTATAGCACCTGCCATTAGTTCTCTCTCCATCTAAAAGTATTTTCTGTACAGAAGTTACGTAGAAACTTACAGTTGTTATCACCTCTACACACTCTCTCATGCTTGCTATTCTGCCAACACTCTGAAGTCCATGCACTTACATATTTGTTGACAACTCTATCCCACGTATCATCGATTGTAAATAGTCCTAAGACAGGCAATATCATTGTCAAAAATATAATCCATAAAAAAGCAGGTGCAAAACCCTTATTATGATATGCTTTGTTACTCATTTCAAAAACCTTCAATATAAAATATTAAACTTATCCCAATCGCAAACCAGACAAATGGTGCTTTAGGATTTTCTACTAACCACTTCAATCCTGTATACTTCAGTATAAGAGACTCACTCTGATCTTCTATTGGTATCTTACCATCTAGAGTATACTTCTCTTTACCTCTAGGATTAGGTGGCCCATTTATAAAATTCTGTCCAGGCATTAGCTTGACATATCTTTCAACATTGAGTTCATTTCTTCAATGTTAGCTTCCATTTCGTCCATTCTACTATCTATCGCTAGAGTAGTCATTACACTTAAACAACCTGCAACGATTATCATTCCCCACATTATAATACCAAAATGTTTCATTCGTGTTCTCCTCCATTACCTCTTCCATTATAATTAAATACATGTGGTTTTCTTTTAGCAGTTTCAAATGTAGCTACCGTAATTACAATGGCGGCAATAATACATAAGTGTGCTACTACAGAAAACCCCCATATCCACATACTACCATATGCGAGTGCAAAACTACTTGCCCAAGTCCAAGCAAGAATTTGTAGTATCATATGTCTAGCTTGTAAGCTAGGAATATTTCTGAGTGGATTTACATCAGCGTTCATTAATGCATTCCACATATTATAAATTGCTTCTCTCATTGAGAATACTCCTTCTTCAAATATTACTTTCTTAGGATAATGTGCATCAGCAGAATCACGCCAATCTATAGCATCATACAAGTCATGAAACTTTTGTGTGATCTTGTGATTTTTAAAAAATGCAGTTACCCTATACATTATAGTGCTTTCAGTATCTTCTTGAATTTCTTCTTAGACTTACCTCTGAACTTATGCTTTTTTACTTCAGCTAAGTTTACATCAGAATCACCTACTATGACAACACCAATCATACCCATAGTTGCATGTGGTGTGCAGACATACAGATAAGCACCTTCTTGTTCGAAAGTATAAGAAAATTCTGCACTGAGTTTACTCTTTACTTTTTCGACACCATCAGGTACAGATACAAATTGTACATTGTGTCCTTTCGATGCTGGTAACCATGTAATCGTATCACCTACATCTATTCGTGCTATATCTTCACTGTATAGCATTTTCTGTTTGCCTTTTTTGTTAAGCATATCTATGGACATATCTTCTGCTTTCGCAGATAAAACCATGCCACCCATAAAACATGCTACAATAAGAATTAAATATAAATTTTTCATTCATCTATCTCCATATTTGAGTTGTAATCTTCTTTCCAAGCTGGATCAGATTGTGATGCAGTTGGATCGTCTAAAAAATTATTAAAGCCCATCACTAGTATTAAAAGAATAGCTATCACTGATATCCATTTTAGAAATGTAATAAAGCCTTTATAAGTTCTCTGAGCCTCTTCTAAAGCTTGTTGTTTGATATCATCGCTCAACCTATAAAACTCCATACTATGATGTTCAATAATAAAGTACCACCAAGGGCACCTGCCATAATTAAGAAAAGCGATAAGCCTTCGCTTTTTGTTGGATCAAATTCGTACTTCATTTTCCTATTATCCCATATGTTACACCACGATCTACTTCGTAGTCTTCTAATTTATAACCTTCAAGTATTGCTTCATCGTAAGCTTTCTCGTATATCTCAACCAAGTCTTTACGAGGGTGTTCTTGAACTTGGCCAGTAAACCAAGCAGGGCGCCAAGGTTGAGTTGCCATATGTGTATAGTGCAATTGATAGATTTCATCAGTATCACCATCGTGTGAGTTCCATCTCTTATCTAATGTACCGACTAAATCATTTTGTATGAAAAGATTAATAAATTGATGGTGTGCAGTAGCATCTTCTTTCCATGTTTCTACTGCTGGTACTACACTCTTCCACTTAGCACAATCATAAACAATTACACAAAACTCTTTACCACCAAATCTTTCACCATCTCTTGCAATACATAGTTTACCTTCGGGTATTTCTATATCAATCAATTCAGCCATATCTTTTATATTAATCATATCAACATCTGTATAGATTGCTTTACCTTCAAAGTTACACGCTTCAGGTATACCCCAACGAAAACCGGAGAATGGTGTACTCCAGTTCTGATCGGCCCAACCATGCCAAAAAGATGTCTCATCATTAGTTTGTCGCATCCAAGTTATCTCAACTGGGCGACTACAGTTCTTTCGTATTGAATGCTCATAAGCCATTTCTATTTTTGCATCTTCACCATTAGATGAGGTACCAATAAAAAGTTTCACTGTATCATTTGCCATAGTTTCTACCTTCTCTTATGTGTTCTGGTTTCTTGTACCATTTACCATTTATGTTATCATTATAGTAACTACTATCTTCTAACACATTTTTTAAAAATAACTGTTTAACTTCTTCATAGTTTACATCACCTTTAGTCGTATGTAAAGACAAAATTTGTCTTTTATAGTTATTTTTTTCTTTTATTTTGATTTGTTCTAGTAATTCTTTAGATGAACCATAGTATTTCTTCCAGTCAGATTCTGATCTAACTCGTTTAGATTTACCTTTCGTTTTTCTAAGTTGATGAAAATACTTTCTACCTATGTACTTTTTGTCTGTATCTAATTCTGTGATAAGATACACAAATCCTACATAAGATTTTATGTCTTTTGTTGTGAATGGTATGCCATTAAATGTCCAAGGGTTATCATAATCAATTTCCGTAATCGTCCTCGTCATATTCTAGCTCATCAACCTCTTCTTCTTCTAAATCGTCCAAGTCTATATCTGCCCCACAATAAGGACAATATATTGGTTCATTCTTGCTAGTATTTATACCGACAATTTCATACTCTGCTCCACACTCGGTACACTCAAGTTCGTATGTTATTTCTTCTTTATCTGCCATATCTATACCCCGTAGATAGTGTTATGTGTGTTGTTGACACGTACAAACGTAGTACACTTACTTAGTTGTTTTAAATTACTTGCTCCTACATATGTACACGCTGAACGAACACCACTAAGTATATCTACTACAGTAGGTTTTACTGCACCTCTATACGGCACTGTTACTGTTTTACCCTCTGAACCACGATACTCGTTCTTTATTAGATTACCATGTTTCTCCATTGCAGTTTCTGAAGCCATACCATAGAACTTCATTCCTACTGGAGTTGGATTATCATCTTCGAATATTAAGTCACCAGCACATTCATTATGTCCTGATAGCATACCACCAATCATCACAAAGTCAGCACCAGCGGCAAATGCTTTCACAATATCTCCTGGTGTATTGCAACCACCATCAGCAATTACATGTCCACCAAGTCCGTGAGCGGCATCTGCACATTCAATTACTGCACTCAACTGTGGATAACCCACACCAGTTTTAATTCGTGTAGTACATACTGAGCCAGGGCCTACACCTACTTTTACTACATCTGCACCAGCTAATATAAGTTCTTGTGTCATATCAGCAGTTACAACATTACCGCAAACGATTGTAGCATCTGGTAATTTATCTCTAAGTTTTTTAAGAGCATCTACAACCGCAATAGTATAACCATTTGCAACATCAATACCGATAAAAGACATACGTGTACTATTCCATATCTCAATAACACGATTCATTTCTTCATCTGATATACCAGCTAAACAACCTAAGAACTCTCTTCCTTTATCCATGTACACCACTTTCCACCACTCGTCACTTAGATTGAGTGCTTTTGCTATACATGTTACCATATGAAATTCTGTAAGTGCAGAATGCATTTTGAAAGTACCTACAACGTCCATATTAGCGGCCATGATAGGTACACCAGTCCATTCTCTTTCGCTATGTCTGAACTTATATGTTCTTTCTATATCAACACTTGCTCTTGTTTTCAATGTAGAACGCTTCGGACGAATCAATACGTCCGAATAATCTAACTTAATATCTTCACTAATTAACATTAGATTTCACAACCACCAGCAACACAGGCGAGTTCTTGGGCGCCTTCTGTCATGTCTGTAGTTTCGTATGCTGAAAGTTGTGTCCAATCTATGTTCTTAGGCATTTTATCAAGTTCTCTCTGATACATAACAGAATCACAATCTTGATATGGTGCTTGCTTATATACATGCTCTGAGTATGGTAAAAATGATACACCTGACATCCAATCAAAGTGCTTGTAAACCCATGCACCAACTTCGAACCATTCGTCTTCTTTGACTGAAATAGTTACAGATGGTTTATGCTCACACCAATGCTTTTGATACACAAGCCATAATTCTAATTGCTCAATAGCTGACATGTCTTGTCGCATCACTGCATTTTCTGGTGCTTTCATTGGAAATGAAAATACATACGTGTGATCTGGTTTCATTACATCATCTTCGCATGGAAAACCAGCATCTTTCATATACAGTGCAAGAGGATCTTTCTTATCAGCACGAACTGTACGTATATAGTAGGGATTATGTCGTGCATGTATTCCAGAGGCGGAATCTACTAGCTGAGACACAGTTCCAGATGGTTTTACACAAGTAATAGAAACTGATTGTTGTATACCAATCTTATCGGCCCACTCTGCATTTGTTGCGATTGCTACTTTTCTAAGTTCATCAAGTCTCTTATCTAAACCAGGCTCTTTGCCATTTGTTAGTGTATTATCCATAATACCTGTAAGAGACACACCAAGAAGTCTTTCTTCTTGTGTATTCTTCGCCCAATCTCTTGTAAGATATTTAAAGTTGACAAGTGTTGATTGAAATGTACCAAGTATCGTAGCGAACTTTACTTTATCTTTCAATGTCTTCATATCATCAGTAGCACGTATTACTACTTCAGATAGATTACAAAATTGCTTGCTTCTGAGTATTATTTCTGAGCAGGGATTTGTGCCGAAATCCCAGTCATTGTCTCGTCTACCGTTACGTCCAGCTTGTTCTTTGGCAGATTGACGATTAAAGATTCCTCTTTCACCTGACTTTGAGTCGTAGAGTGACTTCCACTCGTCCATGAAGATTCCGATTTCTGGCTTTTCTGTGTAACATGCTGAGTTGTTTGCAAGTGCCCTTTGTCCATGATCCTCCCACCATTGTCCTGATTTTGCTACTCTCATTCTGTCATCACTTAAATTACTGAGTGAAATAAGTGCAGAACGTCTTACGCCACCAACAACTACAACCTCTGCTATCTTGCATACTAAATCATGACATTCTAGAGATGTGAGTTTTCTGCCTGTGGCATTCTTGAATATATTTATAGAAAACCGAAATAGTTGATCTAGTGGTTCTGGGCCTGATGCTCTACCACCAAAAGTTTTAAGTGGAGCTCCAGCTGGCCTTACTTTACTTAAATCCCATGATGGAATCTGGCCAGAATATAAAAGATGTATTAATTCTTTCATCGACTTTGCCCAACCTAGTTTACTGTCAGGTACTACAATTGTTGTATCTGTTTCATGCAACTCGTCTGCCACGTTTGGTAATTTCATAACATCTTGTCTCTCTACTGAGAAACCTACACCAGTACCGTTCATTAAAATATAAAGTATTTCGTCAAACGCTCTAGGAGAATCAACTGCGACATACGAACAGTTATAACCAGATACGTTTTCTCTCTTGAGTGCTTCACCAGCAGTCATGAGACATCTCATTGAAGGCATTACTTTTTGTGATAGTACAGCTTCTTCTAATCTCTTTCTTGATACATCATCAAGTTTAAAATTATTCTGCTCTTGTAAATGTTCTGTAAAGAAGTCAAAGTATCTACCAACTGTTTCACTCCACGTTTCTCTTCTACCTTTTTCAGGCAACCATCTTGAGTATCTCGACAGATGGATAAATTCTTGATATTCTGTTGGTAAATGATTACTTCGCATGTCTTTCTCCTATTAAGCTTTTCCACGATAGTGGGAATTTTTCTTTTATATTATCACTTATAAATTCAGCAATAATTTGTGTTTCTATTTGTGCAGTTTTATGTAGTCTTAAATTACAAACTCTTGCAAAAGCATAGAGTGTTCCACTCCAAAACCATTCTGTCATCATATTCTGAGGTAACACCATACGAGCCATCTCTGGTGCTACACCTTCATTAAGCAAATTATTATATGTTTGCTTGACATATTCCATAGTGCCAGCAATATCGTATTCTATTCTTTCTTCACCTGAGCCTTGTTTAATATTACCTTGAGGCCGTGTTCTCCAAAAATCTGGTATATAAAACTCAGGTTCGTTATCAACGTATCTTCTACTCACTTCATTCCATACAAGCCCTACTTGATGCTTAACTAATTGTCGAGCAACAAAGATAGGTGCTTTTATTCTAAATTGCAATGAAGCGTGTCCGAATGGACTCCAATGATTATGTTCAGCTAAAAACTTAATTAACTTTTCATCACTTTCGTCAATAGTAATATGTTCTTTATCAAAAGAAACTCTAGCGGCATTTACAACTGATAAGTCATCTCCCATAGTGTCTTCTAGGGAAACTCGCATTTTTGTACCATTCATTCAATATATCCTAAACACCAGTTTTCGGCCGCATCTTCTGCAAACCTTTCGTTATGAATAACTGGTTCAGATATCATAGGTACAGATTTTACCAGTTTATTATCTTCAAACATTCTCACAAGATACATTTTAAATTCTTTATTGTATACAACGTGAGCATGACGTTTCTGATCGTCACTCCAAAACTTATGTACTTCATCTTCAACATCTATCATATTTTACTCCATTCAACTAATTTCATTTTAGCATTTAAATCTTGAAACGTGTTAACATTTATAATATTCAAGATTTCCACTTTTGTCATTCCAGATAGTATCATATCATTAATATCTTTATATTGTAAAAAGTTTGGCCAGACACATACTGAAAACCCTTCATCAATATTTCTAGATAACTTCTTATATATCATACTAGATTTAGGTTCATTATCATATACAATAACAATATCTTGTTTTTTCTTACTGTTTATATATGCACCTCCATCAGCACCAATCATAGCTATACTATTATCGATAAACATCGAGTCTATAGGGCCTTCTAGTGCATATACTCTTTTAGTCCAGTCAACCTCATCTAATCCAAATATTTTAGGTTTATCTTCTTCTATCATTATTGTAATGTATCGTATAGAGTTTTTACTAAAAGAACGGCCTTGAAGCCCAATAAGATTTTCATATTCATCAAAGAATGGTATCACTAATCTAGGTTCATCTTTATCTTCTGATAGCTTTCTAGGTATAATACTATTGACAAACTTTGCAAAGTATGGTGCATAATATAATTTACGATGATATTCATTAGGTATCTTTCGCTTCTGTACATATTCTTTTGCAGGGTGATTATATTTTAGCTGAGATATCTTTTTTAAAGCTTTAAGTGGTGTTTTAAAATGATATTCTCTTTTTGAAAATGTTATCTCTTTAGGCTCTTCT